TTAGGGTTTAACAGTAGCAACACGGAAAGCTGAAGCTAGTTTAATCTGATGATCAAACCAAGCTGTAATCGCAAATAGATTTACTCCCGTTTTAATATCTTTATCTTGCTCATATTGCGTTCCAATATCATAGTTAAAATGAGAGAATGCGAAATCTCCAATTACCGGGTGAATAGCTGCATCCGTAAATTCTGCGGGCTTACCCAAAATTTGTTCTGGTTGTGCACCGTACAAAGAAGTACTCCCGTTAGCTAAAAGTTCAATAATATCTAAGTAATCTGTATAGGTCATATAAATTTTAGCCTTTTCTCGATAGTCTTCATGTAAGTCTGCAATGTCTTTTTTTAATTGCTTTGTATAAACTATCCGCCTGTACTCGTTTTACTTTTACGATAGACTCATCGTAAAAACTCATATGTTCCTCTCCAGATTTAGGAGTAGTTGCAAATGCTACTTTTCGTTCTTTTGCTGCAACACCTGATTGCAGAGCATTTTCCACACTTCCTACTAATTGTGTATTTGTGCCAAGTAATATAGTTTCAGATACTCCAGCAAACACCTTAAATTTATGACGGCCAAATACTACTGAATCACCTTTTGCTTTCAATTCCTTTGCGGTTTCAGTATCTTCCACAAATTCATCATCATCTAAAGTGAATGCAATTTTGGGGATTTCTAAATTAGGAATATTTGTAATGGTTGAATTCCCTCTCAAAGGATTTTTAACCAGTGGCTCTACTAAAATGTCGTTTGCTACAGTTTTAGGTAAGAATTTCCCGCCACCACTTGTCGAATCATCTCCTAAAGTTTGAAAAACTTCTGATGGAATAGCTTCTTGAGCCATAGTTTTACGAATTAGAGTTGCTTTTGCATCAATTACTTTTTGCTTAGGATCTTCTGATTTAGTAAATTTCCCTTTTTCCAATCTCGCTTTTTGCTCTGCTTCCATATTGTCATGTTCTTCTTTAATGATATCAAAGCGTTGTTTTAATTGTTTTTTTATTTTCTTGTAACTGTTGAAGTGCTTCAGCTGTCACTTGTGTATCCATCGCTTTTTGGGCAAGAGTTTCTTCTTGTTTTTTTTAGTTTGTGCTCCAACAGTCGCAAGAGCTTGCTTGAGTTCAAAAATTGTTTTTGTCATTTGTCATTCCTCCTAAAAATTGGTCATAAAAAAAAAGACGCTTGCTCTAGCTTCTTCAGCTATTTGCTTTCGCTCATCCGTAATTAAAGAATCATCATTTTTACTCAATTGTTTTAGTTCTAGTGGGACATGCTGGTAATTTTCTAAGAAATCCCCTTCTACATATGCAGCAATTTTGTTTGCTTCTAAAATTTCATCACATAAGCCATGCCCCAATGCATCTTTTGCAGAAAGCCAAGTTTCTTCAGCCATGATTTGTTTAATTCTTTTCTTCTGATAACTTATCTCCCGCTTTAGATAAATAAGTTAAAACGGAAGCTTGAGCAATGGCATCTAAATCATCTGCATGTTTTCTAAGTTCGGTAGAGTTCCCACTAACATTCCATGTAGGATTGTGAATCATTTGCATGGAGTTTTCATACATCACCACCTTATCTGCTCCCGCTACTATGACACTTGCAATAGATGCAGCTAGCGCGTCAACATAAGCAATCACTTTTGCTTTGTGCGCTTTAATCATATTACTAATTGCAATGCCTTCAAAAACATTTCCGCCAGGGCTATTTACATGGAGATTAATAGTTTCAATGTTTCCCAATTCTTTTAAGTCTTTTTGAAAGCTTGACGCGGTTGTATCTTCTTCATCCCATTTGAACGAGACAATTTCACCATAAATGTAAATTTCAGCCTCATTTTTTGCGACAGATTGTTTCATCTCCCAAAACTTTTTCATTTTCTCACCCCCTTTAAAGGTATAAAAATAAACCTATCCAGCGGATACGTCTTTTTCATTCGTTTCACTACCACTGGCTTTCCTTAATACTGGATCCATATCCAAAGGATACATGTCACCAGAAACCCATAAATCTGCTGCTTTCCCGCCCATTGGAGCAAGTTCTTCTTTTGCACGTACTTCATCTCGAGTCATCCATCCATCACGTAAAGCACCATGATATAATGCAACGCGTGCAGACGTATCGCCTCGTAGTAATCCGTTAAGATTAAATTTAAAATAATTACCTTTAATTCGTTCTTCCTTCAACAAGATTTTTTTATTAAATTCACGTTCATATTGAATTAAAATAGGAGTTAATGTAAGGTTCACAAAAACTTCCATCAATTGTTCATTCGATGAAAAACTATCACTGGTTGCATTTAACATAAAACTTGGGACATTGTATACATTAGCAATCCTATCTCTTGTAATATCCTCTGCTATTTTCATATCACCAGCAATAAAGTTTCGTGCGAGTTGCTTAATTTCTACACCATCTTCTTGAAATAAAACTCCACCATTTTCTTGATAAAATCGTTTGAAATCATCTACAACTTCCTGTCTTTTTTCTGACGATATACTCGCGCTATATGTTAATAAAAAAGAATCTCTAGCTGTTTGCATTTCCTTTAAAGAAAATTCACGCACCGCTTTATCAAAGTCATTAGAATTCTTTAAAACAGCAATTGGACTAATACCTTTCCAATTACCATTTCCAACAATATGCTTAACATGTATCATATCTGAATTATGAAAATAGTAGGTTTTTCCTTGATTAGCGACTTTATACCATAATTCATTTTCTTCACTAACAACTGGCTCTACAAAATCTGGATTTAAAGGAACTAATTTATCTAACCTCATACGAATGTCTCTAAAAATCAAAGCATAACCATTACCATTGGTATTTCTACTTACTTCTAATATTTTCACGATTTCATCTAATGATTGATTACTATTAGGATAGTACGTAAGTCGATCAGTAAAGTTGTTATCCACTTGATCATATTTACGATACATTTTGAAAGGTAAACTTGATACAACATTAGCTAAGCGAGATACAATCGAAAAAATATTCTCATTGGTATTTAAAGTGTTGTTTTCAAGACCAAAAAACACCTTCCAATCCAAGCATTAAAGTTACTTTTACTTAGATGTTCCTGAATGATAGCTTGCTTTACTCGTTGCGGTAAAAGAAGTTGCATTGTTTTTTGAAATGCATTCACTTGGTTTTCACCCCCTAACTTTATTTTAGAAGATCACTCATACTGAGCACTTGAATATTGCCGTCTCCTTTTGGTGTAATCAACATATCAATAACAGAACAATGTGCGTTTAAAGTTGCTGCATAACCATCAATTTTACGATTTTTACTTTGTTTTGTTGGCATCCAGTTAGAATTTCTATCTTTTGCTAATTTGACATTACTTAAATACCAACGAAACATACTTGCTTGATTATAAATAACCTTTCCGTCTAGCAGCAGTTCTTTAAAATGTTTCATTGGCCCACCTAAAGTCATATGAACCTGTCTTACCTCCTCCATAGAAAAGCCTTTAGATTCCAATTCTTGGTTTAGTGCAAGACTATTTCTACGATCATATCGAATTTTAACAATCCGATAGATTTTTCCTTGTTCTACAATCCAATCTAATACAAATTCATATTTAACATATGCTCCTGGTGTTACTGTTAAATGACCTTGAGCAATCCATTTATCCAATCGTTGTTTATTACCATCTTTATCATACCGAGCTTGAGAAATCCACGAATGACATATTATAATAATTTCACCTGTATTGATAATTGGAATTTCAACCACTACAGCCGTAAAATCTTCTGTTTCAGACAAATCATAACCAATAATAGCCTCCTTCCCTTGAAGTGTAGCCAGGTCAACTTGTTTATTTATTTTTGTCAATGGTAGGCATATCCACGTAGGATAACTCGTCAATATTACTAAACAAATTAAACTGTTTCGTTATCCAATCCGCTCGTTCTTCGGGTATACGTCTTTCAGTAAGCCAATCAGCTACTAAATCCACAAAATTCATAAGTAATAAGTTGGGATTAGATTTCAACCACATTTTTGGATCATCTGCTTCTTGCACATTATCCAGCTTTGCAATAAAGTAAAATACACGTTCATTTAAAGTGTCTTGCATGTGAGCTGCACAATCTAATGCATTTTCGATGTATTGCATAAGTGGGCCATCCAATATATATCCCGCTGTAGTAATGTACATCAAAAGTGGTTGTCTACGAGCTGCCCTTGATTTCTTAATGACATTAATTAATTTAAAATTTACAAATTCATGAATTTCATCAAATATCGCAAAATGTGTATTTAAACCATCCAACTTCCTACTATCAGATGCACGTGCTTCCATTTTAGAAAAACTTTTTTCGTCCTTGATAACATTTCGTTGATTTTTAAATTTACCTGCCAAACGAGGAGACATTTTTACCATTTCTTTTGTTTTCTCAAACAAAATATTCGCCTGTTCTTTCGCATTAGCAAGAACATAAATATTAGCGCCTTGCTCTTCATCATAGCCCATCATGTAATTTGATAAGGCTGATATGAGAGAAGTTTTACCATTTTTTCTACCTAAAAAACTAACGCTTCGCGGAACCGACGTACTCCCGTATCTTTATGCACCCATCCAAATACACTACCCACAACAAAATGTTGCCACGGTTGTAAGATAAATTTTTCGAAATCACCTTCTGTTGGTTTGCAATTTTCCTCAACAAAACGAATTGGTCTATGGCCCTTTTCTTCATCAAATATCCATGGAAATTCATCCGTTCCTTGACGTTTTAAGTCATTCAAGTGGCGTTTGGCCATCGCAATATTCTCTTTTGAAGCCAAAATGTCCCCGTCTAATAATCTTTCTGCATACCAGTTTGTTAATAATTCTGGGTATGGTTCTAATAATAAACCACCCCAAGATGCTTGCTCTTTACGGAAAGTCTCCCACCAACGAACACGCTCTGTATGTGTCATATTTAAAACATTTTGTTCTAGGTCCATTCTGTTTCATCTTCTTCAGCCAACTTAATAGCCAACCTTGACCGCGCAACAGGTGACAACCCTAAGTCAGCGCTATAAGCTCGCATCTGCTTGGCCGCACTATCCATTTTTGCAATAAAAGGATTGGGTCTTCCACCAACCCAATTACCTTTCGCTTTAACAAGCCTTCGGTATTTAAGATACTGCGAATAAAAATCCGCATAAAGCGCAATAGTGTGTAAATCTGCATTCCCAGCAACGTCTATTTCTGTCAGCTCTTTCACTACAAACAAAAAAGCTTCTCTCCCTTCCTTATCTAACCAAGGTGGAGACCGAAGCTTATCTGTAGGCATTTTCATTCTTTCTTCATTTTTTGCACGTTTTTTTTAGTTTCATTTGTATTCTGTTTCCCTGTATTTCCATGAAGTAATTTTAATCTGGCAGATTTTGCCGGCATAGGCATATTTATCACCTCAATCCTTAGTTACATTTTTATGCAACATGCAGTATAATCCCTTATATTTCAACGCTTATCTTACATTTTCTTACCACTTAAAAAATTTGAAACTCGGCATTTGTGTACGCGCTTCAGGAATCAGTCTAGCGGTACCAATACATTTAAGTTTTTTTAGGGAGGGGGGATCATTCTTTTGTTTTTATGAAACATTACAATATCTATTTTGGCACTCCTTTTTTTATAACCAATTTTAGCGTTTCTTTCAGGGTGTAATTGACTATGACAACTTGCACATACAGTTTCAAGGTTTGAAAGTTCATAGGCTTTAGTTAGATCTGCTCTCAAAGGAATAATATGATGAACAATATTCCCTTCTTGTTGCTTACAACATTGGCATAGGTAAAAGTCACGCTTCAATATTATCTCTCTAACTATCCTCCAACGCTTGCAAGAATATAGTTGATCAATTCGGTCCCTTTTCCTTGCCATGTTACTGTCACCACCTATCTTATGTTGAGTTTGTTTTTCTTTATTTAACCATGTATAGATAGAGTAAAGCTCCTGAACAATTATATTTAAATTGCCTTTATACATAAAAAAATAACACTACTGGAGCAGTGTTATTTTTTAAAAAACTTTGTATCAATCTGTTTCATTTGATTTTTTCGATAACTCTTCTATACCTTCTGCAAGAGCATAGAATTTAAATGCTTGAAAAATATTAAAGATAAAACTTTTGATTTCAAACAAAGTAAGAATAACTGCCTCTAAGTAGAGCGATAAAAGAAAAAAATTTAACAATTCATTTAATGAATTATCTAAAATACTTATGTAAAAGTCATCGGGTAACATAACTAAAAAGATTTTCATCAATGCCGTAAAAGAAACAAGCAAGAGTAAATTAATAGATAGCATCATAAAATGATAATTGAATGTAAGAAAATAACTTTCATCATCTTCACTTTTGACTTCTAACATTTTTGTTAATGTAGTCCTGCTTAATACAGCTTGAAAAATTGCATAACCAGTAAAAACAATTCCAAATAGTGCTAAAAGCAAATCTAGTGTTATTTCAACTATCTGTCTCCAGTATTTTACTCCAACATCTTTACCGCACCAAAAGAAGAAATAAAATCCCGCTAATATGAGTAAGAAAATACATGCTATTAGAATTCTTTTTTTTGAACATTCTTTAATTGACTTTAACATTTGTGTTTTATACATTTCAATAAATGTTATCTCATTAAGTAAAGCTTTTATCGCCTCATTCAATTTATTTTTCATCACCTTTATTTAATTTAAATATCTTTTCTAAAAGTGTTTTTTTGGAGGTATATTCTTCAATATGAGATTCACTTGCCTCATTAAATTCTGTTTTGTTATTAGCATAAAGTGATATACGTTCACCAACATAGTTGGGAGACTGAGCATCATCAATTTTAATGTAAAACTCCTCAGTAAAATCTTTATCAGTCAATTTCTTTCTATTTCCATACTTATCCTCAATTTTTATAGTAGTTTCTGCTGTTCCACGTGATTCTACCACGTAATCAGCAACACTATCTAATTTTTTCGGTGAATTCATATTTATGTTTCCGGTGTTACTTCCAGCATTTTCTAAAGCAGCTCTAAATGTTTCTAAAGCTGGGCTCAAACTTATATCTTTATTAGTAGGATACACTCTAAAAGTTACTTGCATCACTTTATTTGCATTCTTAATCTCTTCTACAACCTTGTTTTTATACGGAATTGGTACTACATTTACTGTAGGAGTTGGTAACTTGTTTTCTTTATTCCTTTTTTTTGTTTTCATATTTAATATATCTCTTTAGACTTTTTTCAATAGTCTGAGCAAAATTTGATACAGTGGGACTTCCTTTTTGTATTTTTAACAAGTATCATGCGATGATTTATTAAAGAAATCAAAAAAATCGAGTAAGGAGCAGAGGGATATTCTTCGTCTGATTGAACTAAACCCGTATCTGTATATTTTGACTTAACTTCAAGTTTCGTGGATTTTACTAGAATTCCTCTTAAAACAAAATCATCTTTCTCATTCTTTACCAATTCAATACTTTCTAGAAAGTACTTTGTTTTCTTTCCGTTTATTTTTTAATAATAATGTCTCATCATCATTTTCACTAGATTTTTTTAGTGCTGGCCATATAATATCATCAAAATGCGATAACATCGGTGTTGCTTTGTCTCCAAAAGTACAATTAAAATTTGCAATGACTGCCACTTTCTTTTCTTCCATCATACATCCCTACCCTTTTTTACTTTCAATATACAGTAAAAATTAAAAGGGTACAACAAATATGTGAAAATGTAAACAATTTCACTTTTCTTCTCCTTTTTATTGTTTTTAATTTTTTTCCAGACTTGATTTCCATAACAAATATATAACTTAAAATGAATCTGCCATTTCAAAAAAATAATTACTCAATAAATTGTATATAGATGCACAATGTTCAAATAAGTGATAAAGTCATCTTATACTAAAAGACAAATTTCATGAGGTGGTAAAAATAGAAAGCGAAATAAAAAGATTTTACAACGATATTCTAGCGAATTTCAGACACGAACTGGCAAAAAAATAACAAAAACACACGATATATTATAATTATAATTTATTTTATTTGTGCTATTTTAATAGCTATAGCTAAAATCAATTTTATTTTCCAGCTCATATTGTGTGCCCTATTAATTCTACTCTTATTTCTAGTAATGCAACATTTGCAGAAGAAAACTTTACAATCGCTTGGTTTTAAAAGCATGAGAGATTACTTAAAATCCGAACTAAGAAAAACTTTTATCCAAAAAAACTCTTTCATAGTCAATTACTTAAACCTATCATTTCATCATTAGACAATAAAACAACAATAAAATTCAATCCAGCATTATTAATATCATTTTTATTTTTTATATTCAATCCTTTTTGGAATTATTTCATAAACAAACAATTTGAAGAAAAAATAGCACTATCGAAAATAACCTCAATTACACTATTAATATTAACTCTATTATTTATTTTTTTTTGCTCCACCCTACATCTTTTATAAGATTCTAATAAAAGCTAATAAAGATTTGCTTGCGGCGTTAAATGAATTACTTTATGAAGCTATATATAAAGAAACTAATAAAAGTAGCTATTTATATACAGCACCGCTTTAAAAAGAATAGATTAGAGTATTGATTAACCTCCTTATAATTACCATAATAGTTCTTAAAAACAAATGAGAAGTGAGGATTTTTTATTATCTTCACTTCTCACTAATATCATTTTACCATCTTTTTTTAGTTAAAAAGTTTCTAAAAAGTATCATTTGTATTTTCTATTTTTTCAATTTCCGCAACAATCTTTAACAAACTATTTTTCAGTGATAAAGACGACTTTTGATAAATACTTTCTTCAAATTCATTATCTATTTCAGGTATAATACTCGAAGAAAACTTGTATTTTAATAAATTCTTATTATTTGATAACGGTCCCATCAATTTATCGCTTAAAATAATATTTGAAATTTCATGAAAAAAATCTTCCGAAGTCTTTGACATACAATCTTTATAGAGAATTAAGTAATTATTTATTAGCGGATTAATTTTCCCGCTAAATTCAATTAGATGATCTATCAAAGGAAATATTTCATTTTTGCTTTCTTCATCTAAATATTTTTTACTTAATGCAATAAATATTTCAGTATTAACCTCTTCACTCCCCAGTATTTTCTTTGCTTTACTGAATTTTTCTTCTTCGGTACCATATAGCATATCATCACTTAAAACAAAAAATCCTGAAATAAATCCTTTTAACTCCACAAGTATAAGTTGCTGTTCTTTTGAAGCATATTTTGCATATTTTTCTTGTTTCAATATTTCTTCTCGTGTCTCTCTATTTTTTTGAAGTATTCTATCTACTATAAAATAAGTTACAATTATTTGGAGCGATGAAAAAATGATTGAAAGCAGCCAATCTTCGGCCAATATATGATTGGCAAAATTAAAATATAATATAACGCTTAAAATCAAAACACTAATTAGTGAACATATCAACCTATTTTTCCAAATTGATCCTAATAATTGCCATAAATACTGAACTTTATTTGAGTTATTGTTCTCTTTAATCATTTCAATACCCCTTTTTATTAATAATATAATAAAATTATTCATAATGATAGATTACTTTAGTACTTCAATATTCAAAGTCGTAGCCAATTCAATAACCGCTGCTCTTTTTTCTTCTTTTATACTGAGCGACTTCATATGGAATATCAATCATGATGACAACATCTTGATAATTATGAATGTATTTCTCAAATAATATTTTTCTATGAATATGATTTAGCTGATTCAAAATCGCATCATATCTTTTAATAGCTTCTTGAGCTGCATGAACGTTATCGACATTGTGAATTGCAGCATCTTCTACTTTTGAATGAAATTCATTACTAAAATTGGGAGGTGTGATTTTATATGTGCTAGTAATATTGGGTAGTTTATGACTACCAGCCATCACTCGTAGCATTAAATAATCTTTAAAAAACTTTTTTATTGCTCTTACTGTTTGAATGTAATTGATATCTTCAGCGCTTGGAATATTGAATAGTTGTTCCATAATATCGCCCCCAGTGAATTATTAGATCTAAAAAGCTTTTTATTGATAACTCATTTTTAAACAGATTCGCTATTGTTAATAACATTTATCATCATGCAATTTATAGTTTATTTATAAAAATTTGGCTATTTCTTCCATTTCTTGTTTATATTTTCACGTGATATAATAGTTTAAAATGGAGGTGATTAATTTGAAACTCAATAATGAATGCGTAAGGGATATACTGTTGGAAATCGAATCAAGACAAAATGTTTTGTTTGAAAATTTTTCATATGATCAATTACAAAAGTTTGACTCATTTTCAAAATACGGACATGATCAATTTTTTTATTGTTTATACCGTCTTCGTGAAGCAAATTATATTGATTTTAACGACCGAATAATTAATAGCGAAATAAACGCTTTATTTGTTTCTAAGATTACATGGAGCGGGCATCAATTTCTTGATACTATTCGGGATGATGAGGTATGGAAAAAAACTAAAAAAACTGTTTCTAAATTTTCAAGTGTCTCAATCTCTTTATTGTCAACTATTTCTAGTAATGTTTTATCACAATTGATAAAAAATAGTCTCGGTGTTTGATTTTTAAATAATACTTTGATTGCTCATGAAAAAATTTTTATTTCTAATAAACTTTGATTAAATCGTTCCATTGACTTCTCTCTTATTTTAAAACTTGGTTACCTTTACCTTTTTAATGCAATTACTACAGTAAAGATTATCACCCTCCCGCTGAAATCCAAACTTTTCTGCAATAGGCACTCGGCAATTATAAGATAGGTTAGTCCCAATCCAACTTTTTTGCTCACACTTACTACAAACCGCAAATACCTTGGTTTCTGTTTGATGAACGAATTCCATTAACTATCCCGCTCCAATCTCATTTGATGATATATTTGTTCAATCTCTTCAGGTGATTTTGCATCAAGCTCTTCTTGTGTTAAATACTCTGTGTATAGCAGGGACGCTTTCATTTCGTTTAGTCGTTTTTGTGGTGTTGGGTAATAACCCATAGAATCAAATAGGTTTTGCATAGTGAGCGCTCCTTTCGTTAGAGGTGGCATTCTTTTACTTGCGCGGGATTTAAATAAATTCCGTCTAAGTGGTATAAGCGTTTAAACGTTTCCCATCCAATTTGGTGGGCTTTGCTGTGCATTTCTCTGGATAAACAAATCAAGCGGGATTGTGTATGATCATAGATTTTTCTATCTCTTCCTTGACCTATGGCATCCACGTGGTGTATCTCTCCTGATTGGCCTGTGATAGAACATTTTCGGTATTTAATACATAAGTAAAGGAAATAGGTAATATCTTCCGTGAGGTTGGTCCATTTATCATGAAACGGGATATCAAACCGAAAGCAAAACTCTAAAATATAATGGATAAATTCTTTCGCAGTGGTTTGATTTAAATTAGCTAAACTAAATGGTTGAATATTTATGTAATTACAAAAGGAGCTTTTAAGTGCCATTTTGATGTGCTCACGTTCCTGTTTAAATTCGATGCCATATCGCTTATTCCGGAAGTCCATTTCCTCACTTGCAGTATGAAAGGTTATTTCATCGAGCAAAGCATATATTTTGGCTTGTTGTTTCGCTGAGATAAGGCGATTATCAAAAAAAGTCACCCCTATTACTAATCCATCCGCACTCGCATACTTTTCTAAGATACGACTGTCCATTTTCCCCATCTCAATTTCTAAGATGGTTGTTGTTTTTTCCTCAGTCATTTTTTTAACTTTTGCCACCTTTTTCATTTTATGGTTTCTCGTCCCAAGAAAAATTAGCAGCTTTATTTGCTTTATATTTATCTTGCTTAAAATAGCGATAGTAGGTTTTTTCGAAATTAATTTTAAACTGATGCAGCGTGCTTGTGGAGATGGAAAAGTAATCCGCAATAGAAGTAAACGATAAGCCGGCATTTCGTAAATTAATCAGTTCATAGATAGTTAGTTTTTCAAAGTCCTTATGACATATGGTAGATTGAATAACGATTCTTCTTCGTTTACGCATTTTTGCTTCCGTTCCTTGTTTTTCTAAAACAGCTAATTTATCAAGCAAATTCTTTCGTTTGGAAAATGATAAATCTTTTTTTACTAACTCCTGGATAATTTTCATTTTGTTTTTTCTTTTGTTTGTAGCCATATGTTTACACCTCTCTTCCAAATTAAAATGGATGAGGGCGGTTTGCCGCCCCCTGTTTCATTAGGCAATAATATGCACTTGGCCTGCTTCCATTTCTTTAACTAACTCTGCTTTCAAATAATTAGCAATATTTAAGATTGCTTCATTTCTCCAAGACTTGCCATCTGCTTCAAACACGGCGCCAAATGGCCCATCTTTCATTCGAAAAATAAATTGGCTAGATGGCTGCTCTACTTCACTAAATGTTCGAATTGGAGTAAGTGTTACTGGATTAGGTACTAACACATCATTTTTCTTAATACCTTGTCTGATTTCCACCACTTGAGAAATACCATCGTCCCCTGTATTTTTGACGTTTTCTTCAGAAATATTGCCAATTGCCTGTAAAATAATATCTCTATCCAATGTTGTTAAGAACATCGATTGCAATTTAATATTCAGTGTCTCAGTATCATAAAAAGAATCATAAGAAAAATTGGGAATGATAGCTTCCGCACAAACAAATTTATTTCGATTTTGTTGTTTATTTAATAATCCGAGTAATTCTACTTCAGTCGGTGATACTACATGCACCAGACACTTTTCTTGCCCGTCAAAATTAGATCGAATGTAATCAACTAATCCCGTTAGTGTACTGATACACAGTTGCGTTGCAAGTGGGTCTTTAACTTCGGTTAAGTCAGTATCAATCCACTTTCTATCCTCTACCATTACAACTTCTTTTCTATTTTTCAATCCAACAATATATTCAATAGCTTCTTGTAACATAGTTCATTCCTCCAATAAGTTATTTTACTTGTTCTCGTAAATCGACAATTTTGTCCGATGGGATAATTGGTTGCCCAACATCCGTAAGTAATTCACCAGTATCTACATCCATCATTGTTTGATTTTTTACACCAGATTTCAATTCGGCACTATCAACTTTCCCGCTCATATCTTTGTCAATTAACACCGTTGTCAATTGCGGGATGATGGGTTGCAAATCCACTTTCATATGGATAGCTACTTGAGATTGGTCCCTGTTTTTCCTGGGCTAAAAATAAATTCAATCTTCATTTTCCGTTTTTTGTCGGCTTCTGTATTTAAATCAGCGATGTTTTGAACAATTTGTCGGAAACCCTCGTTAAACAACTCATTAACAGCTCCACTTGCAAAAGCTTGTACTTCTATTTCTGGCATACTTATTCCTCCTAGATTTTTATTTATAAAAGTCAAATGACTGTGTTGTTATCTTGCTTTTTTTAATGCTCGTATTTGTATAAACTTGCTATATTCTTTCATGAAGACTAATTTAATGGTTCCAGTGCTCCCATTTCTTATTTTTGACAATCATAATTTCTACTGTCCCGCCGTCATCTGTGTTTCGATCGTAATAGTCCTCACGGTACAACAACATCACTACATCCGCATCTTGCTCGATGGACCCACTATCCCGCAAGTCAGATAGCGTTGGATGCTTATCTTGTCTTTGCTCTACTGCTCTAGATAATTGTGATAATAGAATGATGGCTACAGCATGTTTTTTAGCAAGCCTTTTTAGTCCAGTCGTAATATCGCCTATTTCGATGTCTGGTCGGTTTCTGTTTGGTCTGGGCATTTGTCCTAGGTAATCAATAATTAGTATATGCTTCGAGGGTTGATGGTTTTCTTTAACCGCTTTTATTTTTTCTTCTATTTGCGATAAGGTGATTTCTGAATTGTCATCGATGGTAAGTGGCATACTGGATAAAAAACCTTGAATTTGAACCGTGTCGTTTTTTTCTTTGGCTGTAAAGAAACGATATGGATCTTGCCATTTATAGCCGTTTAGGTTTCCTAAATTACTAATAATTCGTTGTAGTAGTTGTTTTCGAGGCATTTCTAAACTAAAGATACTAACATGCGCAGAATGAATTTTATTTTTGCTATGTAACTGTTTTTGGTTATAGGATTTCTCTGCAATATTGAGCCCTACATTAATGGCAAAAGCTGTCTTTCCCATTGACGGTCTTCCCGCCATCACAATTAACTCTCCGGCTTTAATTCCACCAGTTAATTTATCTACCTCATGATAGCCATAACTTTCCGCACCATTTAACTCCCCTCGATCTTGGTATAGAGAGTCGTATATGTCTAACATGTCTTCTTTGAGAGAAGTCGAATCCAATAGGGCTTGCGTTCGCATATTTTTTGTCGCATTTATCAATGTGTCTAAGTCTTCATCCGCTTGCGTTTCGGTAAACATTTTAGCAGCTTCTCGAATCCTATTTTTTTCATGTTGTTCAAGCACTATTTTTTCATACGCTTTATAATTTTTTGCACTTGGGCTCGAACCACTCAAGTAAGCAATATAGCGCAGTAACTCGGTGTTGTTATTCACTTTACTCATCATGGTTAATGGATCAATTGTCATGCCCTCTTTCGCTAAACCTTTCATGATGTCATATACTTGTTTGTTTCGCTTATCCGTGAAATGTTTCGATTCCAAATAAATATTGTGAATGATTTCTGGCTCTAAAATCACCGCACCGAGTAAAGCAATTTCCGCTTGGTTTTTAATGTCCTCCATACGCCTTCTCCTTTTCTAGCAATAGCTCACTTTGCTTTTTCAATAAGGCTTTGCGTTCGGTTAATTGTTTATCTGTTAAATGTGCATGCTGCTTCGCTGTTTTCTTTTTACGATAATCTAAAATCGCTTCTTTTAGATCCACGGGCAAATTAGTTTCTTCCAGAACAGGCGGGTTCGAAATTATCTCCGCTCTCATTTGTTCGATAAATTCAATTGTTTTTTTTAGTGACATCGTTTTCTATGACTAAAAAATCAGCAATGGTAGGCGGGAACTTTTTATTCTTGATATATGCAAGTAACGCTTCCTTTGATTTTTGAAAGTGTCCATCTTTTAAGAGTTCTACCCACGTTGCTGCTTTTTGTTGGGTAAGTTCGAATTGAGGATACACATCATTAATCAGTTGTAATAGCTCTATCGCTTCAAATCGGTTCATCTTGTTTCATCCTTTCCAACAAGGCTTGATTTTGTTGTTGTCGTCCGCTTTGGCTTCCATTCTTTTTGTTGTAATCATTCTTAGCTTTGAGGACTAAGGCATCAAACCTTTTTCTGAGTTTTACTGGACTTAGTACATTGCCCATTTCAAAATCATCTTGTTGAACCCATTTAATTAGGTATTCTATTTGGGCTTGCGTTCGATTATCCTTTTCCATCATCAATCTTATGTTATTGGCCCATGTCTCTAAATTAGGTTGCCTAAATTGTGGTATGTTCTTTTTAATCTCATGTACAAAAGTATTAGCAATTTGAAGATGAATCTCGTCAAATTTATTTGTACGAGGATTACTATTATTCTTTTCTTTCTTTTCTTTCTTATATTGTTGCCCTTTGCTTGCCTTTTGTTTGCCTTCTGCTTGCCCTTCGTTCGCCCTCTGCTTGTCTTTATGCTCGCCTTCTTTTGTTTCATCTTGTTGATAATCACTGTATTTGCAAATGGTTAGCAGTGTATATGCGTTTGTCGTTTGGATAGACAAAAAACCAAGTTTTTGTAATTTTACTAAAGTATTTCTAATTTTTTTGTCCGAAATTTGTTTTTCATTTTTAAGCCAATCGATTTTAATTTTATTTACACTCGTAATCAATTGTCCTGGTTTAATTTTTATTTTTCTTCCAGTTTTTTTATCGAACCAAAAACCACTCGTAAAATTAGTTCGTAATAAAATTTCAATCATTATTATTTTCTGATGTAGTGATAAACAATTGTATGTTTCACTTTCCAAAATAGAACGATGTAGTTTTATCCACCCATCCATTAGTTGACCTCCTAAATCGCATGAAAACCATACTGCTTGCACTCATTGAAACAGTTCTCTCACCTAATAATTCATTATTATTTGTCAAAAACTGTCTAATCACATATACTATAAGTAATTCAACTCTTATAGTGGCAATCAGCCATCTATGTTAAACTCGTGTTAGCGCACGAGTTTATTTTTTGTTCTTTTAACCAACTACCAGTATTCATTTAGCACACCATCCCATTTATCAAATGCTTCCATTGTTCTATGGATTTTTTCACTGGCATTATGCATATTTACAATCCAGCTTTCAATAATTCCTGAATTAATAGTGGATGCAAATGACTCTTGTGCAAAGTGTTCCCCATTTTCATGTAACATGTTTACCTTCACACCTTTAAATGTTTTTCTTCCTGTCGAGTCATTGATTGGTGTAATTCTCACAATATATTTTTTCTCGTTATTAACTGTTATCACTTTCTGAATTGTTCTTATTTCTTCCATCGCTTGAAGCCTCCCTCGTCACTTTTAAAAGCTACTATTACTGCTACAAACACTCCAAATCCAATAAATAATAATCCAATATTCATTTATTTAGCCAACTTTCATACCAGTTTAATAAACCCACTTTTCTTACTTTTATACATAGTTCTTTAATGGTTGATATTACGGACATTACTCCGATCAATAAGAGCATCCATATTATCGCTATCCAAATCGGTATTGACATCGGCTTTTTCACGTCCTTTCTGATAAGCATATATTGCAACGTTTTGTAGAATTCCAAAAATAAATAAAATCAGTACAACCGCCATCATTTACTTTCTTCCTCCTCTAGCCTTTTGATAATTCGTGGAAAAGAACGAGTCTCAAAGAAGTTGAACATCGCTTGTTCTTGCTCTTGAGTTAGTTCTGGATAAGTAATTTCAACTTTATCTGCATTTGCTTTCTCAGCAACTTTGCTCATATTTTCGACACCTCATATCCATTCTTTTTGCTTCCAAATTTTGTCTTGTTCACTCATTAATTTATAGGCATCAATATTTAAATAATCACTAGCATAAAATAAAAGGTTATAGCCCCAGCCTAATACGTCGATTAGTTCTTTTAAGTTATTTCTAGCTGATACTCGTTCACCATTTGTTAGCTGATTAGCAGGCTTAACAAAAAATTTCATTACTTCATTAATGCTTGCGTTGAATTCTCCAGCCTCTTGTTCGTACATGACTAGATAACTTAAAGGAGTTTGATTTACTCCCTGCCCCGCAAAAACATCAGGTATCAGTTCACTAAATTCATGAGATAATGCTAATTTGAATAAATTACTATCAATATTGGTTAAAGCAGTAGAAGCGACATCTTTTTGCATTTTCCGCCTTCCATTTAGCATATGGCTGACGTTTGATCTACTAGTCCAAAATTTATCAGCTAATTGTTTTTGTGGTATTTTCCCCACATACGTCATTACTTTAGAAGCATTAATTGATTCTTTTATTATTGTAGACACTTTGTCTCCTCCTTACAGATGTATCATATTTCAAATGCGCGATACACAATATATTGTTATAATTAATTACGTTACTTGAAACTCGCATAGCAATTCGTTAGTTGTTATCTATTAACCATCTGCTAAATGATTTTTCAATTTCTTTCCTCTATTTGGGTTAGCATGTTATCTTCCGGTAAATCACCAAAGTTGAAATCCAGTACATCAGCTAGTTTCTTTCAAAAATAGTTATCTGGCGCTTTACTTTTATTTCAATATTACTAATGGTTGATTGAGGCCACTCACTAATGTCCGACAGGTTAGTTTGACTAATCCTTACCTTTTACAGAAGATTTTCATTTTTACCCCAATCTCAACTAAAATCACTGCCTTCTAATTTATGCATTTACGTTATGATTAACAACTAACGAATTTAAGTTAATTATCAACGTAAAAACGTTAATAAATTTAAAAAGTTTTTACGAAATTGTTATACTTATCGTAACTATGTTTATAAAGGAGTTTTGTAATGAATAATCATGTTTTAATATTTGAACGTCTCAATACTCTGCTAAGAGAGAAAAATTTGACTATGAATAGGCTTGCGCCTCTATCAGGCCTTAAACAGTCTACTTTAAGTTCCTTAGAAATAAGACCTACCGGTGTACCGAAAGCAGATACTCTACGTTTTATTTGTAACGCCTTGAAAATATCCGTACATAAGTTCATCAACTTCTCACCATATAACGAGGTGGGACGATGATATTGGAAATTATTAGTATTACTTTAGCAGCTGTATCTTTGGGCACTTCAATTTGGATAATTTTTATTAATCGAAAAAGAATTGAAGTTTATTTCGATAGTAATATAAAAACAATTGACGAAAATGTACTAACTCTAATAAACAACGATGGTCAAATTAATTCTTATGGTCCTGGTTATTTATGTAGTATAAAAATCTTAAATCCATCTCCAAATGATATAGCTTACTTTGACTTAAGAGCATTTCCTACAGAAACAAATATAAATTCCTATCTATTGACAGTGAAAAGTCTCCATCCAGAATTTAAAAATGCTAAGGTTTATCAAGTTTACAACAATGAACAAACTCTCATTGAGCTAGAAATACCCGAAAAGAATCATGGTATTATTAAAGCTAATTCTTTCACCCATTTTGATATATTCATCGCCAATACTAAAGAAAATGAAATTACAAACGAAGTAACTATCTCTTTTAAAATTCCTAAGAAAACATTTTTTAAAGATCCGTATGCTGTAACTGAAAGAAAGAAGTATAAATTTTATGGAGTAAAGTACAACGTTAGCGGTTCAGAGAATTTAGAAATGCCTAAAAAGTAATAATGAAGATTGTTATACTAAATATCACCCCACTTCCTGTCATATCTTTTTGTATGCGTTTTACACTACAAAGGTTACAACGAATCTCGTATCTGTAATTTATGTAGTTATTATTCAGTCATTACTCTTAAAATAATAACTAACCGATTTCCCGATTTTCAGCTTTCTATTTTTATAACCTATTCACATTCGATACATTATGTATCGTTAGTAAGTAAAAAAATATCTGGAAAAATCACCTCTATTTTAGTATTTAAGATTTTGCAAATTCTCACAGCTGTATTAATGCTTGGATTCCGCACCCCATTCTCAATTTTCCTAATAGAAATCTCAGCCAAACCAACTTTATTTGCCAGTTGTTTTTGAGTTAGTCCATTTTCTATTCTTTTTAATTTAAATGAAAGTCTTATTATAACCACCTCTTTTTGATACAATTTGTATCTGATACATATAATATACAAGATACAAAACGTATCGTCAAGCTTTTTTGATACATTTTGTATATTTCTCTAATTTCGATACTTTTAGTATCCTTATCATGGTATTATTATTTTAAAGGCGGTGCGGTAATATGTTTGGTAAAAAGCTCAAAAAACTTAGAAATAAAAACTAATAAAACTCAAGAGGATTTAGCAAATATTTTAGGTATATCAAGAGCTGCATATTCTCATATAGAGAATGGTCGTAATGAGCCTGACATGGAAACAATTGTTAAATTAGCCAATTATTTTGAAGTCTCAACTGACTACCTCTTAGGTAGAAATGAAATAGGAAACAGTGACTTGCTTGCTGCTCACATTGATGATGATTTAACAGAAGAAGAAAGAATTGAAATAGAGAAATATTTGAAGTTTATTCGCTCCCAGAAAGACTGAAATTTCAAGTTTTAAATTAGGGGGACAGATAGTGGATAAAACAAGTTTTGAATTAAAAGAAGAGTTTCCAGAATTAAATTTTGTCATTAATAATGATTTACCAACAAAATTATTTGCTTTTATACAAAATAATGTTGTGCACCTCCACCCTGCCCTTACAGAAAAAGAACTGAGATGTACAATAATTGAAGAGGCTATGCACTGGAAATATACCGCTGGGGATATTACTGTTAATAGCTTAGAAAATATCAAACAAGAAAAGTTTGCCCGTCGAAAATCGCATGAATATCTAGTAAGTATTGATAGCCTTGTATTATGCTTTGATTTAGGATACGTATCATACTATGAGGCCTCTTCATTTTTAAATGTTACAGAAAAATTTTTACTCGAAGCCGTAGCCCATTATAGAGATAAATATGGTTTGATGTATCACACTGAAAAATACATAGTAAATTTTGGCCCTACTATTCAAGTTTACAGAACTGATACTTCTTTTTATCCCTATGATTATGGTTGTTGATTAGTCAGAAAATTAAAATAATGTACTATATATAAGACCTCTCACTTAAATTAACAATTATTATTAAGTATTATATATAATACCTTTTGCTCAAAATAACACTTAAGTATGGTATAAATTTAAAGATATATTTAAATAAAATCTATTAATCTAGTTTTGTAATTGGTTCTTTTTACCAACATTATCATAAGTTTAAATATCTGAATTTTCCGAATAAGTCTTATTTATAAGACTATAAAGATTCTCGAAAAAACGTTTGGGATATAAGCGCAACTACGATTATATAAATATAAATTAAAAAGGAAGAAAAAAATGGGAACTGTTTTAGTAATAATTGGTTTTTTAGGACTGGTTGGAAGTATTGTATATTGGATTTATTGTTTGGTTAAGAAAAAGAAAAAGAAAGTAGCATCATTCGCGATGCTCGGAACCTTTATCATCATGATAATCGGTGCCTCAATTCTCCCCCCTGTTGAGACTGAAACTAATAAAGCAGATAAAGACACACCAAGTAGTAAGGTTGAAAAAAAGAAAGAGATTGACTTCACAGTTGAAAATTCAACGATTAGTAGTGATGAAAATGGAAAAGCTGTAATAAAAGGAACTGTTGATCCAAAAGCTAAATTGATAGTCAATGGTGAAGAATTAACCAAGGATTCAAAAGGAGCCTTCATTTACGATGTTATTTTGGAAAACAAGTTAGATCATTCGAAGGAAATTACATTTTCTGCCTCTAAAAAAGGATATGAAGATAAAAGTTATATTGTCACTGTATTGAATAAAACTAAAGAATATCAAGAGAAAGTAGCAAAAGAAGAGGCTGCTAAAAAAGCTGAAGATGAAAAAAAAGCGAAAGAAGCAAAAGCTGCTGCTGAAAAAGCTGAAAAGGAAGAAGCTGCACGAAAAGCTAAAGAACAAGAGGAAGCACGAAAGAAAGAAGCTGAACAAAAAGAGAAAGAGCGACTTGGAGCAGAAGGTGAATCAGCACTTTCTCAAGCTGAGTCCTATTCTGAAATGATGCACATGTCAAAAGCTGGTATATATGACCAGTTAACTTCAGAATATGGAGGACAATTCTCTAAAGAAGCTGCACAATATGCTGTAAATCATCTTGAAGCAGATTATAACCTAAATGCACTTGCGCAAGCTAGAGAGTATCAAGAGACAATGAGCATGTCTCCAGAGGCTATTCGTGATCAGTTGACATCTGATTACGGTGGGCAATTCACACAATCAGAAGCAAATTATGCTGTCCAACATTTGAATGATTGAATTAAGGAATGTGAATTTGTAGATAGTATGAATAAAGAGTATCTTGCTGCTATGAATAAACATATCTACAGTATTGTAAAACTCATTAAAGTGAGTAATAAAGACATTAGATCATTATAAAAGGAGAATATACATGGAGTTAAAACTATCAAAAAGGGTATGATAATAACCGGTATCATCATCTCATTAGTTATAATCATCATCGCCTCAATATTAGGTTTTCAACATCATCAAGCAACGATAGAACATGAAAAAGAAATTCAAAAACAGAACGAAGCAAAACAACTTAATTAAAAAAAAGGAACAAAAACTTCAATACGGCACTAGGAGAATTATACTTTAATGGTTCAACTGCTGCCACAGATGCTGAAGAATTGGGTGATGCTTATCTAAAAGTATGGACAGACGCTATTTTTGAAGATAAAGGCGCTGAGATTGATGGAAAAAACTACAATGATTTTAATGATGCCATTGAAGCTCAACGAAATCAATTTACTACTGATGGGAAAATAGATTCGCTTGACACTCAAACTGATACTCTTCGTGAAACTATTACTAAATTAAAAGATAATGTCACGGACAAAAATAAATCTTTGTTGGATGAAGCCAATGATTATTACTCTAAATTAAGTGCATTTATAATTTTAGCTAGAGAACCAACTGGAAATGTAACAACATACAGCACTAGTTACAACAACTCTAAAACAGATTATATTGCCTCCTTTAACAATTTTCCTATCGATTCGTTAGCAAAATAAAAATCGCAATCTAGCTTTAAGAAAGCCTACGGGCTTTTCTTTAAGCCTAAAAAAAGAACGTATGTACGTTTTTGGGAAGGAGTAAGATGTCATGACTGTAGGAATTTATGTTAGAGTCTCAACTGAAGAACAAGCGAAAGAAGGATATTCAATTTCTGCCCAGAAAGAACGGCTAAAAGAATATTGTGCGGCTCGAGGATGGAAAGATTTTAAGTTTTATGTAGACGAAGGAAAAACAGCAAGTAATTTAAATCGCCCTCTATTAAATGAACTTATTACGCATATAAAAAAGGGATTGATAGATATTGTTTTAGTTTATAAGATGGATCGATTATCTCGCACTGTTGTAGATTTACATAACTTGTTATGTGTATTTGACGACTACAATTGTGCTATTAAAAGTGCTACAGAAGAAATTGATACTACTTCTGCGATGGGTAGGTTTTTTATGACAACAATAAGTTCAATTGCACAATTTGAGCGAGAAAATACCTCTGAACGAGTCAGCTTCGGAATGGCCGAGAAAGTACGACAGGGAGAATACATCCCTCTCGCTCCATTCGGTTATGTTAAGGGAACTGATGGAAAACTTATTGTAAATGAAGCAGAAAAAGAAATATTTTTACAAATAGTAAATATGATATTGTCTGGTTATTCGTTACGTCAAACCTGCGAATATCTAACAAATATTGGGATAAAAACAAGACGTTCAAAAGACATTTGGAAAGTGTCCACGCTAGTTTGGATGCTTAAAAATCCAGCCATTTATGGAGCGATTAAGTGGAGTGGAATTATTTACGAAAATACTCACGAACCTTTGATTGAAAAAGAAACTTATACAAAAATCGCAAAAGTACTTTCTATACGAAGTAAAGCAACAACTAGCCGTCGTGGGCATGTACATCATATTTTTAAAGCTAGATTAATATGCCCCGCATGTGGAAACAGACTATCTGGGTTAAGAACAAAATATGTAAATATAAATAAGGAAACTTTTTATAATAATAACTATCGTTGTGCTACATGCAAAGAACATAGACGACCTGCTATACAAGTAAGCGAGCAAAAAATAAGAAAAAGCATTTATTGATTATATTTCAAACTATGCTCTTCAGAAAGCAAGTTCTTCTTCAAAAAAAATAAGATAATAATTTGAGAAAACAAGAAATGCTTCAAAAAGAAATTATGTCACTTCAAAGAAAACGTGAAAAGTATCAGAAAGCATGGGCAGCTGATCTTATGAGTGATGATGAATTTTCTAAATTAATGATTGATACAAAATTGGAGATTGAAGCTGCAGAAATTAAGAAAAAAAGAATTTGA